TACCGCCAATCGCATTTGACGTATCAACGTGACGTGTGGGATTTTCTACTAAACCAAATGACGCCGGTTTTAAAGCAGCAATATATGGAGATAGTGGATTATATAATTTAGTTTCGTCAAATGCTTGAAATCCTTGTAACAGCAATTGTTGTGTTAAAAATTTAGTACCATTTTTAGAACGTAAAAAACTTCTTACTAAATTGGCATCTTGAGCAGCAGCTCTAGTTATGTTTGTAATTTTTCTATCACGCTGACCTTGATTTGGATTTTTATACTGAAATCTATTTCTTAAAGCATCGGCTAATCCAAGATCTTCTGGTTTGTTAACAGAATAAATTTGTTCAGCATTACCATTGCTTTCAAATAATGCTCTTAATTTACCAGGCGATCTTATATTAATAAAATCACTTCCTGGAATTTGAAGACCCGCACCCTGTACTTGGGAAAGAGTTGTAATCTGTCCACCGCCTCCAGTATTTCCTTCTAAAAATGTTTGACTGTTTGCCATTTTGTATAAGTATTAGAATGTTGCTTGTCCAAAACTCCCTCTTGTTACAGCTGATTTAGCAAGAGCATAGTTAACTTTGACACCATCTAAATTAACACCAATACCACCATTACCTAGTGCGGTTATTAATTCATCAATTTTATTTACTATTTGTTGATTGCCAGTGGAAATTACTTCCATTAATTTATCGTTTCCTCCTATAGATCCTTCACCAGATTCGCCACCAGCACCACCCAATCCTAACGCTTCACTAGGAGCACCTAATGCTGGTACGCCAGGTATCTTAGCAACTGTGTTGTTCCAGAATAATCTGAATGGCAATGTTAAAGCATCTAGTATGAGTCCAGCAACTGACTGAATTCCTTTTAATATTCCAAGTGCTAATTTTGATGGGGATTTGCCGACAAACATACCGGCTATCCAATCATACGCATCCACGAAAGGTTTTAAGAAAGTATCATACAAAGCCCCTGCTATCGCTTCGAAACCTCCTAAGATACCATCTGGAGCTTCTTGCCATCTTTTCATTAAGTTTCCTATTAAAGAAAAAGCACTTATTACTAAACCAATTGGTCCAAGTAATTTACCTATGAAACTAAGGCCCTTGACAAATATACCAAATGAATTTGACATCGATACAGTTGCAGCCCCAAGCGATTTGAGAAATCCAGCACCTCCACTGAAAAATCTAGAAAATACACCTATAGCTTTAGGAATCATTTTCCATAGTGAGAGACCAGTAACAAAGAGTACAGCATTGCTAAAAATTTTCATTCCCGCTACAAGTCCAGGAAAAATCTTAATAGCTAAATCTAACAGTGGTTCAACAAAATCCATAACTGGTCCGGCTAGCTCAGATATTAATTTATTAAATTTATTTTGAAGTTGAGCCATTCTTTCTTGATTCAATCTTTGTTTGATTTGTTGTTCAGCAATTTCTCCTTCACTCTGTGCTTGTTCCTCTTTCATTTGCATCAATCTATCATACTCATTAATCAAATCTCTTTGTTCTTGAGTACCAGATTCACGAAGAAGTTGCATATTCTTTTCTGCTTGAAGCATGTCTTGTAATTCACCAACGGTTTTACCAGCTGCTTCAGCATATGCTTTTTGTTGTATTGGATTCAGTTCATTAAATTTAATACCTTTTGTTATACGTAAAATTTCTTTTTCTGATCCTAAAATATCTTTGCTAAATGCTAATTGACGAGCACGATTGAAATCTATATTTCTTCCTAATAGAGCACTTGCTTTTAATTCGGAGTTAATACTACTTTCAAAATTTAATAACTGATCCGCTGATTTTGCGGCTGATTCTAAATTAGTTCCCAACATTCTAGCACCAGCCGCTGCTTTAACTAATTCAACTGCGGTACGACCTGCATATATTCTAGCATTATCACCAGCATCAGCTACATCTTTCATCAATTGATCTAATGGAACTCCAGATGCTTTTGCTAAGTTTTTACTAAATCCTATCATCGCTGTTTGAGATTTAGCAGTTTGATTACTCACACCACCCATGGTTTTTAAAAACTTTGCAGATGTAGCTTCTGATATTCCAAAGTTTTTTGCCAGAGCGGTTACGGTAGTTAGTAACTCCTTGTCTTGGGCAACAATTCCATTTATTTCCGATGCGATAGCTGTTACGGATTTTGCAACATCATCAAATGTTGCACCCATGTCCATGAGATCAAAAGTAACATTTTTTATAGTACCTCTCAACGCATCCATCTCGCCTGGGAAAAATCCAAGGGTCTGTCTAACACTAGTTGCAGCTGTATCAAATGCTAGAAAGTTTTCATATCCTTTTTTAATAATTGCTACAAATGTTGTAGTCGCTATCGCTATGCCTTTTTGTAAAACATTAATATTTTTAAATTTGTTATACCAATCAAGTAATTTATTTTTTCCTTGGTCAAATAAATTGTCTTGTTCTATAGTAACTTCTCCTAATTTTTGAGCTGCTGTGAGTTGATCTTCTAATGCTCTTACAATATCATTCTGAGTGTCTACTTGTTTTTCTAATATGTCTAACTCAGCACTCTCCATCATCATTCTTGTCTTGATGGCATTAATTGCTTGTTCTTTAGCATCATTATCTAATTGAGAATTTAATAGTCTACTAATCTGAGCAGTTGCAATTTTCTTTTGTAATAAAAGTTCGCTCTTTCTAAATTCTAGCTGTGATCTATCTAAATAACCAGACTTAGATTTAAATTCATTTATCTGCGATTGTATTTTTTTGGTGAGTTGTTGACTTATAAGATATCTTTCAACAAGATTTGCATTTTGTTTAGCATTATCTACAATAGTTTTAAATTTATCCGCTGTATCGCCTGTTACTGAATTGATCTCGTCGAATGTATTACGAACAGACCTAGATAAGTCCGTCATGTCCCTAATAGAATTTTTGAGTCTATCGAGTTCTGATTGTCGGATAGAATTTGCCATAATTTATAGTTATATTTATAAATATAGAACTATGTCATTTTAAAACGGTTTATCTACCCTTGGTTTGTTAGTATTTTTGGAAGGTTTTTTTGTAGCATCTTCATAAGATTTACTTTCCTTTTGTTTTATCTCTAACAAAGTTTTATAATAAAAATTACGAAGATATATTGGGAGGTTATACGCAATATCAACATTTAATGCCCCATTAGAAAAATAAGACAGTTCGAATATTTGTTTGTGGAGTGATACCTTATACTCAAGACTCAGGCCAAAAAAACTGTACCGTCATCGGTACATCCATCCTTTCTTCATGAGCGCAATTTGGACACGTGAAATTAAAGGACAAATCTAGCTCAGGAGCCACTTTTCTAACAAAGGTACGTAATGCTGAACTATCTCTCGAAAGTAGCTCTGTATCTACAAATTTATTGATTTTTGACCTATCTGAATCTCCATCTATACTTATAATTAATTTCTTTAATCTGGTTGTTACTTCAGCACTTCCACCGGATTTTAAAAACTTAGAAACAGATTTTACTTCTACGTCGATTTCATCTTCATCTTTAGAAGTTAATAACCTAAAACGAATAAGTTTTTTAGAGTAAGGTAATTCAAATTCAAAAACATTTTGACCTTTTTCAAAACCAGAGAAGTCTACGTCTTTATCAGTTAAAAGACTTAAATTAATAGTTTCTTTAGATTCTTCAGTACATTGTGGACATTTTATTTGTAAAGGACCATAATTATCACCATACGCAAGTCGTCTAGCTGCTACAAACAAAGCATTTTTGTCACATATGAGTAAATCTGACACAGATACGTTTGGAGTAACAATCAAGCTTTCCAGTAGTTTATCTAAAACCACTCCTTTTTTAATAAGATTTTGACTAGTTAGAATATCTTCTTCTTTTGCTGTCATCATCTTTAGTTCTACTGCGCCAGAACTCAAAGGACTATTGCTTTGATAAAAATATCCTTTACTTGGTAAATCAATTTTTTCCGTAGGATATTTTGGAGATTGTGTAGATAATTCAGGTACACTTCTTTGTAAAACAATTTCTTCGTTACTCATATACTAATATATAGAACAAATATAACAATTTTAATTTATTTTAATTGCGGATCACTTTGGAACTGCTTTAGATTTAGCATCATGAGCAGCTTTTGTTAATTCAGAAGCACGTTTATTTATTTTATCCAAGGTGGTTTTATAATCTTTCTCTGACCCCAATATTGCGTTCATAAAACTATCATCTTCTTCTTTTAACATTTCTTTAATGATAACCATATATCTTTGTTTTTTCAATTCGTTCATAGTAGTACCTTTTAAAATGTGAAAAATCTTTTTAACAGTTCTTTCATCTATATTAGGATAATTAGTTTTAAAATTATTAAAATCATTGTTTTTTAAATCGTTTCTAAGAGTTGTAGCACTTATACTCGATCCGTTTAAATCATCTGTTCTATTCTTGTATACACTGTAAACATCATCTGTTAAATCTGTGACAACTATATTTGGCGGAGCTGTTTCTCCATTTTTGCTGGGAGTATTTTTATATTTTTCAATTGCCAATCTAAATATCTTAGCTCTTTTAGCATCATCTGGGTCTTTAGAACTAGAACCCAGTGCGATAGTTTCTGTACTATCCTTTGGAAGATTAAACACATATTTAAACGCTGCTGTCATTGGATTATCTTCAGAAACAGGTATAACTTTTACTTTTGGATTTTTTGGCAAAGCATTCCAAATAGCAAGACTTTGTTTTCTGTTTATACCTTCACGTTCTGTTGGTCCAACCATTACTAATACCTTATCAACATCACTTCTAGAAGCAAATTTATTAGCTAATGATAAGTGACCATCATGAGGTGGTTTAAATCCACCAGGCATTAATACTGTTATATTATTTTGCATACGATTCTAAATCTTCCAAAGCATCTCTTTTTATAGATTTATATTGTAAATCTTCTAATAAACTTTGATGTTTCTGAATATCTTTTTCTATATAATTTAATTTAATTTTTTCGTCTGACATTTTAGTTTGTTTTGATTGTTTGTAAAACATGTAACAAACTTAAACAATGTGTGACTATATATAATAAATATATTATTTTTTAACAATTCTATTAATTGTATTTAAAGCATTTTTATTCCAAATACAACCAGATGCTACATCCCATCCGTAATACCAAATAGTTTCATCATTAAATCTGGCATCTGGTTGATATGGATTTATTTCAATACCATCATATAATTTAGAAACTTCTGACCAAAAAACATTATAAGAATCATCTTTTTTGGTGTATCGATTTGAAAACTCAAGTAATTCTTTGTAAGTTTTTATTATCAATATTCTATTGACGTTTAATTGTAATTTATAAATGTAATCACCTTCCCAATCAGGCATTTCATTTCTAACCCAGTCAATCCAACTAGTACCAATAGCATACCATAAGCCTCTAGGTTTTGCTCCTCTATCACGTTGCGGTACTGGGAATTTTAAAGGCAAAATTGTTTCTTTTGCCATTACTATTCTATCGTCTGATTTTATATTTGTCATATCTATAAAAAAAGCTCACCACCAGATGAGCTTTTTTACTAACATAATTAAAGTTATATAAATTAGTATTGGAGAATACAATAATCTGGTTGTACTTCTAAACTAATCATAAGGGCATCTCCGTCATTACTCCAGTCTAATTCACCGAAAGCTGCGGATGTAATAAATGCACCTTTTAGTGTCCATTCTTCAACTTTATCGCCAACTGGTCCTAATACATTGATAGTTAAGTCTTTCTTGTAGAAGTCTTGGTAACCATCACGACCAGTCACAGATTCGTGGTGTAGACGTACCCACTCCATTACTGCTTGTGCGCCTGATGGAACAATTGGATCGTATAGTTCCATAGCTACTGTGCCCCATACTGACTTACCTTTATAAAAAGTCTTAATGTTGATGTGATCAAGTTCTTTTGCGGCTTGTGTTAGTGTTGGTCTAGCAACCTTTTTAATAATGAATGAAGGAATGCCGTCACAGTATAATATGTGTCTGTTTTGAACTTTTGGTTCAAAAGCTGTGTAGAAAATTTCTGTTGGGTTTAGTAATTCTGCCATATGTTTTGTCCTCTAATTATGTCTTATGAATATAAATATCACTAAATTTAAATAATCAATGTTTTTTTATATATATTGACCAAAATTATTATACTCTGCTAGATAGTTGTTTATCCGTTAAATTTATAATGGAATCACGGACTTTATCAATATAACCATTACTTCTCAATAGCTTGAATACGAGATTTTCTGTACTATATTCTCCGCCGGAACTTAGTCCAGCTTCTCTCATATTGTAAATTCTTCGAACTAAACTTTTAAGATTCTCAATGTTGGATTCAGTTACAGAACGATCAATGAGATCTTTTAATTCTTTATACTTTCTTTTAATTGCTATTTTATCTATATTAGGCGATTCATACTTCGGCTTAGTGATCCATTCATTTTTAGTAATACTGTAAACTGCTTGACTTTTATTTTCTTCATTAATGTCTTGAATGTATAGTTCTACCGGATGTTCGTTGATGTATATGTCATGAAAATTATTCCATTTATTTTTATATCCATCAACTGCTTTTTTAACTAAGTCAGTATTTTCGTCTATTTTACTAAAATCTATAATTATATGCAAGTCTAGATCACTAGTAGGAGTCCAATTATAACCTGCTGAACTACCTAATAAAACAATATCTTCAATCGGTACTTCCAATTCTGTTTCTTTATAAAACTCTCTAGCAATTTTATATAATTGTTCAACCACTTCTGGTTTTAAAATATCATTATTGAATAACTCTGGATTTAATATACTATTATAAATTCTATGAGATTGTTTTACTCCTAATATTTCTTTCAGCTTATTAATTGTATCCGTTGAATTTTTATGTAGAATGCCAATACCACCAGCATTTTGAAATTCAGCAATATTATCTTCTCTATCATCGATAAGAATAGTATCTTTTCCAGCATACTTAGCTTTATCTTGTCTATTGTCAACTAAATGTTGCGTTAGATTAATATTCTTATTCTGTAACCAAGTTTGTTTTCCTTGTTTACATTGGTCGTCCGTAGAATGACTGAGTATCTCTGTAGGAAATTGTTTTAGAAAATTGAATAATATCTTACCATCTTTAGTCCATGGCATATTTTCATAAAACAAAGGACTATTCTGTTGAACTAACTTCTGTCTTTTTTCTTTACCGAAACGACTATCAAATGCCTCAACTGGATATCCAAATTTTTTCTTGAACTGACCTTCCCAATCAGCAATAACACCATCCATGTCGAGATATATTTTATACTTAGTATTTATCATTCCCTAATAAATATTATATAAAGTAAGTGTTTTTACTTTTTTATGAAAAGATGGTATATAATTTTACCTAATTGAGCACTAAATTTTCTTACTCTATACTCAGGCATCTCCCAAAAGAAAGCATGTGTTATTTCTTCAATCAACACATTTAATTTTCTTTTGTTCTGCAATTGTTTTCTTATATAAATTTTTGCTTCGTCACTTTCTGGATCAAAACACAATCCATCAGCGACATACATAGTTTTAAAAATTATAGGAATTAATTGATTAAGGTGCGTTTCAACACACAATTCTCTTTGCTTAGTAAGCTTGCTCTTTTTATATAGCTTATTACTATTAGTTTTAAGCTTAGCTTGTTTAGCTTGCTTAGCTTTTAAGCATTTACTTCTAGCATTCATAATTAATATATAGAATAAAAGCACTAACTAAAAGCACTCAATAGCGCTGCTTATACTTTATATATTTAGGATGTCAAGAAAATTCGTGGATAGGCCTACAGAAATATCTAATTTTATTTTTCCTCCTTGGTACTTTTGTTCGTATAAATCGCAAAAAGAAAGATCTTCGGAATTGAAATCAGAATCCAACAAAGAGTTGTATAGAATATTATCGTCGTAAGGCTCAAACCTTACTTTTGTTCTAGTTTTCACATAATATAAATATCAATTACTGAGCCGTAGATGGTTTAAAAGTTCCATCTTTAATATTCAACACACCATCTCCATACTTGTCACTTAGTGATTTCAAAAGCGCAGTTTCTTCTTTTTGAATATCAGTCCAAGCTTCAAGAATTTGTTTTTTGATATTTTCAATATCTTCCAATTGTTGCTTGGTATCAATATAAGCTAATTCATTCTGACCTAAATCGAAGATTTTTTGTTGATATTTAGCCTGGAGTTCAGCAATCTGCTGCATTTCCTCATCATTAAACTTTATAACATTTTCTGTAGTCATATAACAATATATAGTAACTTAATACTATACACCAACTTTATTTATTATCGTCTTTTGATAACAGTTCTCAACTTATCAACATCTTTACGTTCAGCGTGTACTAAATAATAGTAATTATCTGTTTTCTTACCAGACCATGGCAATTTAAGTTTTTGATACCACGCGTCATTTCTAGTAACACCCAGGTAAATCTTATTATTTTCGATTTTCTTAATATAATAAATAGCAGGATTATCAACCGCTGAGACGTTCACTGATATCGTTGATTCATCCACAAGCCATGTCCAATAATCAGGCAAATCAATCACTAACTGATCTGTACGACCACGAACAAATACAGCATGTTCTGGACCCTCCAATGTAGCATGAACTAGAGCTTTACCTGGTTGAGTAGCGTGGTCAATAACGAATGATTTTGTCGAAGCAGCAAATGATCCACTTACGTGCATTGTAAACTGAGGATCAGTTCTACCAACACCCACTCTACTACCAGTTACATATAGAACTGGCAAATCACTATCAACACTAGCAACTCTAAACGGTGTAACTGATCCACTAGCTATTAATGTTCTTTCAACAACAACATCTCTAGCAACAGTTAAATCATTTTCGATGATTAAATCATTTTGTACCGTAGCATTTAATGTAGAAAACGTATCATTTACTAATATCGTGCCAGCCACCAAACTATTAACATCGGCGTTACTAGCACTCAAACTACCGCTTAAAACTAAACCTTCAGATCTAGGTGACCAATTACCAGTGGATGCGTCATAAACCATGAATGCTCCGGCTGATACCGAACCAGAAAAATTACTTAAATCTCCAAATGCTTTAGGTTGTTCAATATCTACAAATATTCTTCCAGCTGATCCATCTATCTTGGAAACATAACCAAGTTTTATTTTATCTTTAGGAGCAAGAGGTCGAATTGATGTAATTGAACCAGAAATCGTAGAACTTACATATAAAGTATCTCCGTCAGAAAATCCAGTAGATGTATTTAATCCACTTAAATATCCTTGTGTTATAATATTGCCTCTAGACCCAGATGTAATATTCTGAGAAGCAATACCCACAACAGTACTTAATGAGCCAGAAACTGGATCTGGGATTTTAGCAACAGCTTTACGAACAACAATGTCACCTGATAAAGCAGTTGTAGTTTCGACCACTTCACCCTTCAAAATATCTTCAGATGCAACAACAGTACTTAAATTATAATTTGTACCACCCTCCGAAGCATATGACGATGAAACAGCATAAGAAGCAGAATTAACGGTCAAAGAAGAAGTAAGTAAAGTACCTAAATCTCTATTGCCGTTAAAAAATAATACAGAGCCAGAGACGGGAGTTATTTTTGATTCAACAAATACACTTCCGCTATATTTTGTAAGTAATAAATCTTTGTCAAGAAAGCTCATATATTATAATATAAATAGATTATTTCTTAATTATATTTGATTAAAATGTAATCAATTATAAAAATGATTGAGCTATCCTTTTATATTCCGATACTGGAGGCAGTTTTGATCTAATTTCTTCTAGAATTTTCTGCTCCTTTTTGTCTTTAGCTTTCTTAATTTTTTCCAGTGTAATTATTGTTTTCTGATCCATATAATTTCTGTATCCTTAATGTCAACGCACCTTTTCCTTTAATAACTCTGTGATACGTTTCTCTAGGTATAAATATTGTTTCTTTTAACAAAATGGGCAAACTATTATCTAATTGAAATTCCCATCCACCATCATTGTTAACCACTTCGATAATTCTGTCCTCTTTATCTAAGTGCCACTCCAACTCATCTGAAGATATATCTGACTTAAATTCTCGTATAAAATTGTTATCCCCAACATCGATTTCTGTATATGGTTTCATACAAATCCTACCAATATTTACCTTTTCCCTTGTTACCAAGACTTCTCATTCTGTGACTTCTACAACTCCAATATCCAGCGGTAGTCTTATCTTTCTTCTGACTACACTTATGTCTAGCAGCAAAACTTTTTCTTCTAGCAGCACTAGATCCTTTAACTTTCAAGTTTGGATCTCCAAAAGTAACTTTAATAACGTTTCCCCTTTTATTCTTCACATACACAGCATATTTTTTAGGTCCGCCTGGTGTTCTAAATGGTTTATTCAAATTCACCTTTTTACCTTTATATTTTGCTTCCATAATTATATCTTCTTCGATTTCCACTGGAGCATCCAAATATACTTCACGACCTTCAAAGATTGCTTTTTCACCTAAATCACTTTCGACTAATTCAGCATCAGCATCACATAACTCTATCAAATTCTTAAAATATAAATCACGAACTTCGCTAATCAATTCAAAATACGATTCACTATAAGTTCTAAAAATAGAATCACTTAGAGATAATTTTTTTGTCAAATGGTATTTTAAATTCGGACTAACTTCTACTTCTTCAGTCAAACACATAGAACAAATTTCATTTTTATTGGATATAATGTTTCCCGTTCTATATGATATCTCTTTAAATAAATCTTTGAATTTCATAATAATAAATATTAAATTTTATTTTTCCTAACCAATAAAGAAAAAAGTAAAATGCAAATGGGCGTCATGCAGAACATCCATAAATAAGCAAAATGTCTTGATGATATAGGTTTATCTAAATCATTAACATTTTTATCTTCAACAAATATACGTTCATCTCTTTCTGCTTTTTTGTCCTCTTGCAAATATTCTTTCTTATCAGATTTGAGGGGAATGCTAATTACAGAATTTTGTGATGGACTAAACACTAAAACTTTTTTTTCATTCGTTTTTTCAATTGGTTTAACAGATGACTCCAAATCAGATTTTAATTGATTCGATTCAATAACGTCACTTTTCAAACGTAAAACATATGGAACATCTGGATCTTTAACTAAGTTTTTTTTGTTTAAAAATACACTACCAAAACCTCCACCCGATGAACAACTGGTTAAGAAAATTAATATAAATATAACAAAATTTTTCATAGTTTACTTAGTGGAAGAAACAGTTGAACTCCCAAAATAAAAACCAACAATAGCAGTTAATGTCTGTCTGACTTCTGGGATCATTAAATAACCATCTATTCGAACAAAATATGTTTCTGGACTACCACCAAATAATCCAAAAAACCACGTACGTGCGGCTGAATCCACTTGAACATAAATAGGTTCGTTTAATAATGATAAAACGAATGGAGCAATTATCACGCCGAATAACGTGCTAACAACTATAAGTCTCCTAACCCATTTACCAGCATCAATAGAAACGCGGTCAACAGCTGCATTTCTAGATTTATCAAGTGCTTCTATACCTTGTAAAGCTAATTGAAAGTTATCGTGCCTTTCCTTTGCACGTTGTGCTGCATATTTAAATATAAAGCCTGTTATACTACCCGCGGCCATAGAAATTAGTTCGACTGGAATCATACAAATATAAATACAATATAGAATTATAATAAATTGACAAATATTCTGTATCATTTAGACTTAAATTGTGAAAAACTCTGAATATTGTGATACAAATTTAATTCATTTGAAATCTATCAATAAGTCCGTAGCACGAAATTTGATTGAAAAACATCATTATTCACATAAATGGACAAGTTGCACTGTAGCATACGGAGTTTATTATAAAGATGACATCAATAATGATTTTTTCAATACCGATGAATACAAATTAATTGGTGTGATGGTTTATGGAAATGCAGTTGGAAGAAATGCAAGTACCAGTATAAGTCCTCTTTTAAAAAACGAAAACGTGTTTGAATTGACACGTTTATGGATAGAAGATGGATATGGAAAAAATATGGAGAGTTTTTGTATAGCAGAAAGTTTCAGACAATTGAATATAGAATTTCCAAGAATTAAATGTATTCTAAGTTACGCTGATAGTGAAGCAGGTCACACTGGAACTATATATCAAGCAACTGGATTTTTATATCAAGGAGATAATTATGTAGATGTAGCTCTAATGCCAAATTATAGTGTTAGTTTAATTGGTCCTCCAAGTTATGAATGGATACATAGTAGAAGTGTGTATGCTAGATGGAAAACGCACAGTGTAGACAAACTAAAAGAAAGAATTGGAAAAACTTTTTGGAGAAAACGTGAAAGTGGTAAGCATCGTTACATTAAATTTATAAGCAATAAAATTGAAAACAAAAAACTTACTAAGTCATTAAAACATAAACTTCTCCCTTATCCGAAAAATACATCGTTTAAAGAAGAAGTTTATGAAATACTCGTAGAATCAACTAATACGTTTTTTTAACTAAAATTATTCTCCTGACTCTTCGTGGTGTTCAGGCCAATCAAAACCAATTGTAGGAGCATTCCAGATTGATTGTAAAGCTCTTTCTCCACCAACACTAGCATTTAAACACGTTAAAATCAACATCGCTTCCGAAGCAATTTGTTCTCTTTCTTTCTCATAACCTGGTATGATAGTTAACTCCCACTGAGATGAATCATCTGTATCGTGTTTATTAATTCCGGTCCATGGACTCGATACATAATCTAAAGAATATTTTCCATTGTCTTTAGGTGAATAGGTACAAATAGCCACTTGATTGGAAAACGAATTTAACCATTGTGCTGTAATACCGCCCGCGTGTTTTAATAATACTGTTTGTTCAAATCTGTTCATATGAATATATATGCGACTTCAAATCAAAAAACAAAAAAGGCTCGGCCTTTTGAGCCGAGCCTTGAATATTACCCTTAAACCATAGACTATACGGTGTCGAGATCAGAGATAAGAACCTTACCGTAGAACTCAGGACGAACAACCTTCTTAGCGTAGCGGGTCATAACACCTCTACGTGGTGTGAAGTTTGTTGGATCGTATACCAATGGAGTTTGGATGAGCGGAATGTATGGAGCATATACCGCACCAGTTTCCAAGAAGTTAGAACCACGGAAACCAACAAGAATTGCATTGTCGGTCATGTATGGGTTCTTGTAAACTTGGAATCTACTTGCGAAGCTACCTACACGGCTTACACCCATTGCGAACTTAGCTTGATCGCCATCCGTGTTAACAACATAGCCTGGAATAGATTCAAGGATTGTTGCAACGTCTGGTGAACATACCAAGAAGTTAGCACCACCACGTAATGTCAATTGATGAATCTTATTGGATACCTTTTGGATCTTGTTACCAAGAGTTTGGAACCAAGTAGATTTGACATAAGCGGTACGATTTGGAGAAGCGTCGATGTTTCTTGTGAAACTAGCTCTTCCAGTTGTAGCGTTTACGCTCTTGGTGTATTCAGTACCGATTTGGGCAGACCAAGCTTCGGTTGTGCTACCAAGAACAGACTCATTTAGCATGTCGAGGATTTCAAGGTCGATTTCCATCGATACATACTCAGACAAGAGAGCAGTTAATTCTGCTTCTGCGTCAATGCTGTGATAAGCATTTAAGTCTTGAGCAAGTTCTGGGGTCCAGACTGCTTTCAACTTACGAGTTTTAGCAACGATTGGTTCACTCTTGAGTTCCAAGTTAACTTCTGGGATGTTAATGTCAATACCAATAGCTTGGGTTTCAGTAAATGCAGAATTACCAGAACCTTCACCAGCAGTCTTACCATCTTCGAAGTCACCGCGAGCATCATCAGTTGGTTGGATCGTGTAAATAACAGATCCAGATACTGTTGGAGCTGCAACTGCGCTAGATTGACTTACGAACAAGTGTACACGATAGTATGGGTTAGCCAAACTACCTGTGTTATCAGCATAGGCGTAAGTGTTTAACATTGTGTAATTAGTAGCATTGGCTTTCTTGGCTTGGAAAGAACGTACAGCGTTTAAGTCAACGTTGTACATATATCCATTAGCAGCAGTTGCTGTGGCTTGTGTATTTTCATCAACATTAATTGTCAATTTAAATACACCCTTAACAAAACCATTAGAACCTGTATTTAACAATGCGAATTGGGTTTCACTTAAAGAAGCAGAAGCAACAGTCCAGAGACCATTTGTAACAGCCCCGTTATTACTGCTAGCACTTCTTTCAGAATAAGCAAAACTACCTTGACCATACAAACCTTTAACAGCTTCGTCTGTAGAACCTAATTTCTTTTGGTTACCACCGAATAAGCTATCACCAGCTGTATGACCTAGACCATTGTTTCCATATTTGAAGTCCAAGTAGAAGATAAGACCAGAAGGAAGATTCATTGGTTGAACCGATACGAATTCCTTAGCTGCGATCTCAGCAAATACACGTCTTACTAATGGAAGAGCAACGCCTGCCCATTGTTCACTATTAGCGGAAGTACCAGTTGTTGAAGCTTCGTCCAACAATTGTTTAGCTTGGTTTTCCAAAAGGATGGACATGTGTGCTTTTTCAACACCATTTATACCTTCAAGAAGACCAGTCTTGTCCCACTTGCTTTGTAGTCCACGGGTTTCTTGCATTAACTTAGCCTGTGGATTCATATTATTTGTTAGTAGACTCTTTACGTCCATATTATTTCTCCTATCTATTATTTTTTTGGTTTTACTCGCAAACTAAATTACCTTACAATTCCAGCGAGTTTTTGGAATCGAGAGGCCATGTCATCAGCTTGAGGCTCTACAATGTTAGCTTCAGGCTTTGTACTGGATACTGGTTTGCTTGCCAAACCTTCGGTGATAGTTGAGACAGTTGCATTAGTTTTTTTCTTGGCAACCGATCCACCGGCATTAAATGATTCGGCTAAAACGGTATACGCTAATTTAATCTCACGTAATGTTTTGGTTAAATCAAACGTATTGATAACCTTGAGTTTTTGACTCTCAGTTAAATTCTTTCCTTTGAACAATTTGTTGGTGAAAAGCAATTTAGCATTCAAAAGATTAGTTTCTTCCAATACACCCTTCAAGTACTTAACGGTTTCTTGGTGTTCACTTAGTTCTTTTTTCAATTGTTCATTTTCTTCATTAATAGCGAGAAGAGCATCAGCCATCTCATCGATACTTGGTTCAGATCCATCGCCATCTTCCGCAATTTCTTCACTGCTGATATCAGCGGCATCTTCACCAGCATCTTTTGCTAATTTAGAAATCTGATCTTCGTCGTCTCTGATAGCAGCAACATCATGTGCCATACCATGTCCTTCGTTAGTTTCAGCTTCTAGTTCAGCGATTAATGCTTCTAAGTTGATTTCTTCTTCCTCTTCGGCTTCAACTTCTTCCTCTTCAGCGATTGGTGCTGTTTCGGCTACAGTTTCTTGACCTTCTAGTTCAGCAAGAATTTCATCTAACTCTTCGCTAGTAATTTCTTCGCTCTCTTCAAGAGCAGCATCAAATTCTTGTTTTCCAGCTGGAACCGTATTCTTGCTTGCAGCAGTAGATGGTTCGACTGGACGTTGACTTGAGACAGTGTTACCACTATCTTTACCGATACCAGAAGAATCTAAGTTTTCGTCTACCTCAGTGGTAGGTTCAACAGATTCCTCTTGTTGTTCTGATTCTTCCTTGAGTTTCTCAGCAAACATTTCTTTCATGCTCTTTGCAAAGTTTTCCTCAAGAAAGGTTTTAGCATTAGCAATAGCAGTTTCACGAACAGCTTTTGCGTCTGCGATGCTTTCCTTTAATAGATCGCTCATGATATAATTATCCTTTCTTATTTTTTGTCGTGAAGTTATTGGAGAACTCCAAAGAAGTTAAATTGCAGTAGACACCAAACAATTGGTGTATTTTAAAATAAATATAATTAAAATTCTAAAAATGCAAAAAAAAATTATATTTATTGGTATATGCCTGCAAAAAGCGAAAAACAAGCAAGACTGTTTAGATTAGTACGTGGAGTACAAACAGGTAATATTCCGTTAAAAAAGGTATCAACCAAAGTAAGAAAAATGGCAAAAGATATAAAACCAAGTGATGTAAAAGATTTTACTAAACTCAAAGAAATACTCAAAAATCTTAAAGAAAATGAGTATAGTATGAGTAAAATGAGAGAAGTTCCAAATCAAAGTCTTAAACAAGTACTAAGTCAAAATGGCGGAGTTCCATTTGATAAAAAAGAATTATTATCTTTTCAAAATAAACAAAACGGGTTTGGTGGTATGGGTAGAGTTAATTTCGTTCATAAAAAATCTACGAATGAATTATCTGCCAATGTTTTCAATAACGGAACATCAAAGACTTATGTATTTAAGAAATTAAAAAATAATGAAAATCCTGGTCTTTATAATTACGGTTGCTTTGTAGGAATAGTTGGATCAGATGCGGATGACGATAAATCAGTTGAAAATGTCGCATACGCACTCAGTAGTATATTTGACAACAAAGATGAAGTAAAAACTAAAGTATTATCAGACTTCATAGATAGAATTAACGCATATGGACTATAAACCAAACACAATAAAATTTAAAGCATTCTTGAATCGTGCTGATAATGAAGACGAAGATTCAGTAAAAGAATCTAGATATAATCTTTCTGATATTGAAAACCCCAAAGGATGGAAATTTAACGAAATCGATACTTTAGGAGACATGGGATTCATAATAAACAGTGAAGACGAAATGACTTGCGAAGTCGAACTTCAAAATCTAGAAGAAGATAGTAAAAAAGTAAATATAAAAGCATACAAAACGAATGAAGGTTATGTATTAGAAACTAATCGAAAATATGTTTTTGAAACTTTTAAAAAAATGCTTGAGTATATAGACTCAACTCCTTCTTTAAATATATAAAACAAAAAAGCCCTTCTTTTGAAGGGCTTTTTCTTGCACACATAAAGTTATGTATTAGTCTTGATATGGAGGTTGTTGGTGTGTCTGAACAATAGGTCTTGCACCTGGCAATTCAGAGTTTTCTTCAACTGGATCTGCAATTTCAAAATAACGTTCTAATTTTAAACCAATTTCTTCATATAACATTTCTAATTGGTGTTCTACTTCTTTTATTTTGTTTGCTTCTTCAACTAGCTTATTTGAAAGTTTTTTTACTTCTTTCATATCACGTTCTACCATCTTTGCCTCCATCCACTCTCCACATTCACGCAAAGCATAACGTTCTGCTAAGTTAATTGCTTCTGAGATTTTAGCAGCAGTAGCATAAATAGCTTCCGCTTTCAAAGCATTACGATATTCGTTGTACGCTTTTACAGTCTCACGGAGTTTAACTTTTTCTTCTTGCGCCAAAGGTTTATACGCTTCCTCTGGAGACATACTTTCAGCTAATTTCTTAAACTTTATCATATTACATTAAATTGATTGTTAATAATAAATATTATAATTCTGATATAATATCGTGAATAATTCTTTCTACATTAGCATAAGGATTAACAATATTATTTGTGACTGGAACAATTCCTTCGTTTATTTTTCCACCTGGATACATAAACGCACCTTGTGTAGATGGATTACTTACAAAATCAAAAGCAATCAAGTCAAAGTCGTCTTGAACAACATCTGCACCTTCATGCATATCTTTTTTAACACTACCTAATCCTCTACTACTTATGCCTAATAAAATACCAGCCTTTAATAAATCTTTTAAGATGTTACCACTTGGTGTTGGTAAAATTTCAACTGTACCAACTAAGTCTTTTCCATCCCAACCCATGTCAACAATATTATGACTGACATTTTTAAGATTAACAACACTGCTCTCTGGATGATCTAATTCGCCCATAGCTCTACGTTGTTTAACAAAGTTGTCCATGTATTTGTCAGACTCACGCTTTAAAATTTCTTCTGGGTATACTCTACCATTTTGATTTTTGTGATCAGCACGTTGTAATACGCCTGTTACTAATAATTTTCCATCACTCAATGATTCATTAAGTGACGATTTTTTAAACTCAAATGGTAATACATCAATAAGTACGGTTTTCATAGTATTTCTAATTCAATTGATCTAAATGTTTTTTAAAAGTAAATTCTGCCAAAGGTTGGTCAACTGGTTCTTCTTTTGGTTTAGCAATAGGTTCAGGTGATGTTACAACGTTATCACTTCCAATCGCAGAAGCATCTAGATCAACTAAAGCTTGTGATTTAGCAATTTGATATTTATCTTTAGGTTTCACATCAGCAGGACCTAATATTCTAATTTTATATCCAGGCTTCAAAAAGAATTTGGAAACTTTTTGTTTGTTTTCTTCACGGCCAACCACAATAATAACGTATCTATCGTAGTAATAATCAATTGCAACACCTGTTACATTAACAGTATAATCCATTTCTGGTTGTTTATATCCCTTAGCGGCGCGAATAACAACCTTCTTATTTAAAATTTGATCTTGGATTTTCTTCTGTAAGTCCAACTTTAATTTCTCTGTACTATTTTTTAATTTAACATCAAATGCAGTGAAATCAGGTAATACATTATAAGTTTGTACATTTACTGAAGGCGTGGGAGTTTGTTGAGGATCTTTCACGATCACCTTCTCTTTTTCTTTCACCTTCACATCAGGTTCTATTTCTGCTTCCAATGTCATATATTTAGATACTCCAATTCCTTCTTTAACAATAGTTTCTGTAGTAGGCAGTTCACATTGCTTGTAACCATCCAAGCCTGGGTCCATTTCTGGATCTCCGTGTTGAATTAAACCATTTTCATCTTCCCAAGTTGATACTAACCCGATATCTTGTGCAGGTGTTACATATGCTGGTTCACTGTACACTTGATTTTCTAAAGCATATTTGGGACTTCTTTTAACAGGCTTAGCTAGTCTATATCCCAATTGTGTGGCAGCTCTTACATTACCAGGCCCTCTGGTTGAAAAAGCAAATGGAGTCATATAGGCTCCAGCTGCACTACTAGTAGATGCTTCTTTAATTCTAGTTAATACGGCTGATTTTATTTTATCAACCAGCTCTGGAGACAATTTGGAAAGTTTATCGGCGTGATTATCTAACCATGTATGATATTTATCATTACATGCTTCTTCATTCTGTCGATAACTCTGAGCATATTTTTTTACAATATCTCTAATTTCATCGATAGATTCTTTAAGAAGAGACCTTTTCATTTTTTAGTCTATCAATTTCCTCAATCAATTCATAAGCACTTAAAAGCGCGGATAATTGATTTTCCTTGACTACACCAGTAATTACTTTACCAGATAGTTGAGAAACGGTCTCATTTAACTTAATTTTAATTACATCGTTTTCAATAGATGAAGTCGAATCTTTTAATGATTCAGAGACACGTTTGTATTCTTTATTAACATAATCAGTAAACTTGTTTGTATTTGAAACATTTGTAATATATTGTTTCAATAAGTCTTTCTGAGATGATAACAAAGAAGAATATTTCTTATTGAAGTTTTCAATCAAGAACTTATATGCTAATAATCTAACTTCAGGTGTTTGAGAACTATATACATCTAAAGACTTTTCATCAACTCGACGTTCTTTAGTTAAATTTTCTACTACACATTCCTTAGCCTCAATAATTTCTTTAACTTCAAATTTTGACTCGCCTGGAGATTGATCTTCAAACAACTTGTAAACAGAAGCATAAAGTTTGTAGTTAGGAATCTTATTTTTAAGAAATTCATCGATGTTATATTTTTCTTTGATTTCTTTAATAAGATTATACTTTTGTTTTTCCAACTCACGTTCATTAAGTTTAGAACGTGTGTGTAAGACGACATTTAAAATACGATCAGCAGACTCCACACTTTTAGATGTCTCGTTTACAATAAAATTATATAATTGAAATTCTTTTCCAAGTACGGTGCGTTCATTAAAATAACGAAACATCAAATTTTTTGTAAAAGATTCGTCACGACCGGCCAATATATCTGCTGTAATCTGACGAGTCAACAATTCAAACAGCACCCCACTGTTTTTGAATTTTGAATGTTTAGCTTTCTTTCGCATATAGTTCTTTATTATTTATAAATATAATTAAAAATAAAAAATCTTCGGTAATTGTTTATTCTTTAATATTTATTTCATCCATGTAAGACCCTGATGATTTTTCTTTGGTCTCATTCAACATAGATTTATGTTGTTCTAGTTCATCTAATATAGAAGATAATCCCTCAAGCGATAAAGGAGATCTACCTTTATATTTATGAGATACACTTCTATCAGGTTCCGAATTTAATTCCAGAGAACCTAATGGATCTTCGCCAAATCTATAATCATTAGCTTTTTTTCTTCCAGTTTGGTCTCTATCCCGATTTTTTTCTTTTTCTTTTGCTGCTTTTTCACGTTCATGAGCAGTCAATTTCGTTTTTTCAGTTAATGTAGGTGTTTCTTCTTCGCCACCACCCCCAGCTGCTGGTTCAGTTTCGGCTCCACCTTCAGGCGTTTCTTCGCCAGTACCACCAGCAAGATCTCCTAAGTCCCCTTCTTCCCCACCTTCTTCTGGTGCTCCTTCTCCGCCTTCTTCGTCTTTAGATTTTAAAAATGCTAATGCTGGATCATCACCTTCTTCTTCGATCTGTTTAAATCGATACATTCCTTTAGCATCATCAACCAGTTGTTTTTGCATTGTAATCATGTCTTGGTCAGACATACCAAATACATTTTCGTAAATCCATTTCTTACTAAACAGTTTTTCTTGCTGCATAGCTTCACTAACTTCAACTTTACTTTTCCAAACATCGAGTTTTTCTTTTTCAAAGATTGTAGATGGATTTGTCAATTCTAAACTAAAATCAACAAGAGCCTCATCACGATATCCTTGACTATATAAATGAACTACTGCTATTTTATTTAATTCACTAACAACGATTCTTTGGAGTCTTTGAATTGTTCTAGCAAAACGAATATCTTCAGCTGCTAATGTAGCTTTACCGCTTACAGTTTCATCATAACCCAAAAATGCTTTAGGTATTTTAAGAGCAGCCATCATTTTATTACGTAGATATTCGATATCATCTGTACCTGTCCACTCTAGACCTGGCAAATTATCTATAGCAGTACCACTATCACTACCACGAACTGGTAAGAAAAAGTCTTCGACCATGTTTTGTAAATTAAATCGAAGATTATAATCACCAGTATTTTGATCTAGATATGGAGTTTTTTTCATTTGACTAATGATTCTCTCCATGTGATTGTCCACTTCATTTGGTGGGATGTTACCAATATCTACTTTGAAAATACGTTTTTCTGGAGCACGCATGATACGATGAATCAACATTGCATCCTCCATCAAACTTAATTGTTTCCAGACACGTCTTGCGCCTTCTAACATACTTTTACCGTATGGCAGAAAGTTACTATCACTTAGTAGTCTAAAGTGTGCCATTTGGTAATTTTCGAGGTCTTCAATCTTATTACCATAAGGCATATTAACTTGGAACTTTACAAAATTTTTATTAGTTAAATGAGCATTTTCTACACGGGTGACATAGTAAGTACTTAGTGGTTCTACCATATAAACCCCATACTCTGGACTTATATAAAGTCTTAAATAAAAATCACCATATTTAACTAAACTACGAATCCACGACCATAAGTTGAATTCAATGTTTAAAATGTCATAGAATAAATTGTTTAATACTAATTTAACATCATCATTAGTGCTTCTAACAGTGATTACTTCGCCCATTTCATTTCTAGTAGTACATTCATCTGCATATATGTCTAATGCTGCAGCAAGAATTGGGTCCATATCCATTGTATTCGAGACGAAACAACTATCTGTTGCAAAATTTTCATATTTTTCAACTGTTACATCGTATACATCAACTTCGCCAATGTGTTCTATTGAAATAATTTTATGATTCAATGTTGTTTCAACATCTTGTTTGAATGATTTCCAATCATGTCCTTCTGTTTTTAAACGATTTTGAAGAGTGGAGTGATCACAATGTATATGTTTAATAAAATCCCAAAGATTAATTTTAGAATATTCTTTATAATATTCGTATGCTTTTTCTTTAACATTATCAAAAGTTATATCATCTCTATATTTTGGATTTTTATTTCCATTTTGATTTCTATTTTTAAATACTTCCTTTAAAGTATCTGATCTCTGTTTATTTGATTCATCGGTATGTATTTTTCCATAAAATGGATTATTTTCTCCCTTTCTTTCCCCATTCCAATGATGAATATTTCTATTAATATAATTCGGATGTGATCTCAACTTATTTAGTTGTTTCTCATAATTTTCTTTACCCCATAACGCATTTTTATTATATTCAGAATGAAATTTTTTGTGTTCTTTCCAATCCATTATCAAAAGATTTTCTGGACTATTATCAGCGCCATTTATATTGATATGATGTACAACCTCTCCTTTTTTAAGAGGTCTATCAAATTGTTCAGCGACAATTTTATGTTCTGATTGCCATCCTTTTGAAAAATTATACAATCTACGATATCTTTTAAACCCGTGTTTTTTATATCCGTATTCTCTTTGATAAAATGGCATTATAGAATCACCAACTCTAAGTTCAAATGTTCGTTTATATGTTCCATCTCGCATCATAAATGGATGTTTAAGACTGGCAATGACATATTGACCATTATCAAATGTTACTTTATATCCTTGACGTTTTCCTTTCTTTTTACGAGGATGATATGCTTTACCTAATTTTATACTGTCTGTTTCATGATCATATGAAAATACATAAAATCTTTCTTGAGGTTTATCTTTATATTTTTCAGCAAGTTCCGCGATCGTGGGAAAAGTTCCATCGGGTAGTGGTACTACTGTATCTGGTCCAACGCAATCATAATCACGAAATAGTTCTACACGGGAACTTTGATAGGATAAATTATAATCTCTGGTATATTGATTATATGATGTAGTTCTTAGACGATTAAATCTGTCTCTTAAACTATTACGATCCGTTGCATAAAAAACTTCATCGGTATCAATTACTTTTAATTTTTTACCACCAACATTTCGAACAACTACATCATTGCTAAATAATCTTTTTAATTTAGCATATAATGATCTGTTTTTTAATTCTTGAAATGATTTATCGTCCATACAGTATTATCTTATATATAAGTATTACAATAACCAGTTTAAGTTTTCTTTTTTCCCATTAACTTCCATAGCCCATGACTCTTCTGGAGATGCTAATATCTTATTTTGCGGCCCTGGTCTTGTTTCTACACTAGTTACTTTTTTAATTCCGCTTAACATATTCTTAGTATAACTTATTTGTTCATTTCTTAGTTTAAGCGCTGTATCACGAATCCACAAGCCTATACTTAAGGACATTACTAAGTCATCGTTATATCCTCTCATAGCTTCTGCTTTAGCTCCATGCCAAATAAAAACATTCAATTCTTCATATAATCTAACAGACTTAATTGTAATAGATTTATCTCTAAAACACGATTCCATATTACTGATAATCAAAGGTCTATTTTTATTTGTAGTTGTAAATCCAGCTATTAACTTTTTATCTTGACGACTGAGTTTATTAGTATAACTGTGTTCAACATCAATTATATTTAAATCTGGAGTACTATAGAAAGTATTTTTATAATCTCTATCAATTATTTGTTGGAGAGTAGCCCATCCTATGTTGTTATTTTCTACAACTAACAATGCGTTATTATATTCTGTGGCCACCGCAACTAACATATTGCCATAATCTTTAGTGGTAATTTGACCTTTGTATTCACCCACTTGTTCCATACTTTCAACATCGAATATTTGAAATGCACTATAGTCACTACTATCACCACGAGCGCAGTCAGCACTTATAATATAGTTTTTACTATAATCGGGTCTCTCCCATATCCAAAAATCACCGCCTGCTCCTCTTTTCTCAATAGGATCAACAACAAACGTAGCTTTATAATATTCTAATGTTTCTACAGATACAACTTGATTACCAGAAGTTGAGAAGTCACAATTGTGTGAAACTATATCATCTACAATAAACACATTACCATTATCTACCTCTACAATATCATAAAGATCTATAGTTTCTTGTATTTTTTTAATACTTGTAACAATTACAGATTCTCCATTTTTACCGTCAATTGAAGATTTTACGGTTAACTCATTTGCTTTTATTTCTTTGTTATCACTGATAAAAACATGTGTTTCTGAACATTTTAATTTTTTATTATTATTAAATTTTATTTCAAAACAAACATCTTTTGTTAATTTACGAATACCGTGGAAATTTCTATATCCAGTTGGGGTAAGTATCTCTAAATTTTTATTTAATTTAAATTCCATTATATTTTATTCTAATATCAAAATTATATAAGTATTTTTAAAAAAATTAAATATTATTAATTATACAATACTCCGAATTATATAAATCTTTTAAAGAAATTGTAAATTCTTCATTCGTATCTTTATCTTTAACTCGGACGACAGATTCTCCCCATATACAATCACACTCCTGTGCCGCGCCTTTTACACCAGATAATTCTGTTTGTCTATCACGCCATGCTTGATCTCGTTCTGGATGTAAATGCCACGGAAGTCTTATTGTTTTAAATCCATTATCGCCAGACTCTGCTCCTATCCACGTTTTATGAAAGAAATTACCCACTCCATTCGGTGTACTCAACACAATTGCTCTACCACCAGTAGATAAGGTATATTGAGCAGATAACCATATTTCTTCAATGCCATCAATAAAAGCAGCTTCATCTATTACCAAAAGCGATAGTGCGGCAGAACGACCAGCAGTTCCAGCAGAAGATACTGCTTTAATCTGAGAACCATTTTTTAAACGAAGACTTAATCTATTATCTTCTACACATTGAACTTTTAACCATGACGGAAGGTTATCGTTAGCAAATCTAACTTTGGTGACAATTTCTTTTGCAGTTTCTTGTGTAATACTAATACAAAGAATATTTTTATCATTGTGAAACGTCATCAACCACAAACTATATGCAGCTGTAAGAGTAGAAATACCCATTTGACGACTTTTCAAGATAATGTTTAGTGGATTATTTACTAAACTAGATAATGCTTCTTCTTGAAAAGGAAATAAATCAAAACTACATGTTCCTTTAATCGGGTGTTGAATCTTCACATACTTCTTCATGAAGTATATTGGATTTTCTACACACTTCTTATATTCTTGTTTTATTATTTCTCTTAGATTTTGACTCATATTCTTTTTCTAATCCATCAATAAGATCATTTATTTCAGTCAATCTATTCTCAAGTATTCCTAAATCTGACGTAACATCTTTTAATATTTTTTCTGCGCTAGTATCGCCTTCCCACTTCTCAATACTGCCATCTTCATTCACAAACTCCAACGGCTTTCCCTTATTTTCTTCACACCATTTTTTAGTTTGTTCAAATTTACTTTTGTGATCTAATAAAGCAGATTTTCCATTTTTTAAATCTCTTAATTTATTAAATATTTCCCAAGTGCCGTCTAACTTCATTCTAGTTTCTTCTTCATTAAAACAATCATAACAAAGTTGAGTTTTCGGCCAAACTCTATCATCTAAATAATTGCCCCAACGAGTATCACAGTTACAAATCCTACATCTCTTTTCATTAATTATTGTAGCTTTCTTCGATATTTTTTTCTTGATACCATTTTCTTTTTTCCATCTATTACCCCTACCATCTTCCCATTCTTCACCCTCTTTTCTACTTTCCAAAGCAGTATTTTCATCATAGCCAACTTGAATAAATGGTCGAGTTCCTTCGACATAATTGCGAAGAATATCTAAATTAGATTTTCCTTTTTTCATAACTTTGTTTAATACGTATTTATTTTATTTTCCAAACTCACTGCCCATGCCTCTTATTAAGAAATTACCTGTAATTTTGTATGGATCTTTATAAATACTTGGATCGCGAATAACAATTCCTTCATGGGAACTTAAATCTCCAATTTCACTTGTAGCTTGTTTTAGTATTTCATCGCCTAGTTTAACTGTAGCAAGATATACAACAGAATCATTAATTAATCTATTAACATCTTTTCCCTCAAAATCTTTAGACAAGTTTTTACTATTAGTTACATTCAAAAACTCTTTTCTTGTAATTAACGGTGTTTCAATTTTAACATCCTTCAACCACTCATTTAATGTTTTAGTAACGGGCAATCCTTCTGGATAAAATGTAATCTTTTCATTTAAAGCACTATTTAATTTAGGTCTACTTTTTAGTTTCGTATCAACACTTCCTAATACTTTAAATCCATGTTTTTTAGCAACCACGTTTAACTTATTTATATAAGATTGCATTACATTTTTATCATAAGGAATTTCAACAGTGCTTCTGCTTTTAACAGATCCGTCTTTTCCAAATGTTCTTGGTTTAATTTCTTTAAGTCCATGAATTGCTAAAAAGTTTCCAATGTTATCATAACCAACAACATTAGTTTGACCTTCGACATATTCTATGTTCAACAGAATATTAGGATTGTCTAATAACCCTAAACTTTTAAGTTCAGATTTAGTTGACGGAATAGCTTCGTCGAAAATATTAATCACCTTACTTCCGATTTTTATAAAACCATGGCCTGGAGCAAATCTATTCGGCAAATCTTCTGGACGCATGCCTTTTAAATCAAATGCTTTGGCGCTACCTCTATCCATAACAAATCGACCATCTACTAATCTAATACTAGAGTTAACACCATCTATCTTAACACTACCACTGTCGCCTTTTTCTAATGATAGAATTGTTTTATTAAAAATATCAATTAACTCCTTGCCATTAGAAGCAAAATCGAATGGATGGGCCATATGTCCTCCTACACCACCCTCTGACAATACTTCTTTTATAATTTTCTTTAAAAGTTTATTAAATTTTATCATATGAATTCGGTTTAAATGTTTTGTCGAATGTAGTAATTGCCTTTTTATAAGATCTTAATGTTTCGTCATCCGCATCTTGTGTATATTGCCAATTCCAGTATAACTCATTCGGAGTATTAAATCCATAAAATTCTAGCACTTCTTTTTGAACATCTACTACTTGTTTTCCTCTCCAGTTTTGACCAATTGCTATAACCCCAGCATCGATATTTTTTACAATATTTCCTTCTCTTAAACTATGAAATCTATTTTCTATCCAAGTTAATCTTTCAATTAATTTTTGATAAAAGCCATTTGCTTGACCCCATCTTATACTTGTAAAAAATACAACACAGTCACTTTCAAATAATTCTTTACTTATTTTCCAAAGTTCATCATTTTTATTATTTATACTAGCCCAACAACGATGATTTCCAGTTGGGTTTTTCTCTTTGTCTTTTAATGACGCATCCTTTATGCCACAATTATTTCCCCATTTAGATGAAACATTTCCTTCACATGGGACTATGTTTAATTTTGTAGTATCAATTAAAGTTACTTTTTCTTTACCTAAAAATTCTTGCGCTTTAATTGCCAACTGCGTACTTTTAGGAATATCTTCTCTGTGTACACTCCGACGATTGCTAGTTGTTAATAACAATACTTTATTTTTACCACTTAAATAATCTATTGTACGTTTATACTTCCGAGCATACAAATCCATATTTTGTTCACTCTGAGGCAATTTAGCTTCTGATAATAAATCTAATAAAGTAATCATTTTAATAAATCCTCGATTTTACTTTGCATTGTTATTCCTCTAACTACTTCTGGTGTTCCACCACTATCTCTATTAAAATAACGTTTGTAATTAGATAAATAAACTTCTAAAATGTCTTTATTAATATTACCGCTTTGAATCATTTTTTTAATAGCTTCTAAGTTATCTACAACTAATTTATTAGTATCATTCAAAACAACATCAATTAATCTGACTAGTTCATCGTAATTACCAGATTCATCCGATTCTTTGATATCATTAAAAATTTTAGAAAAAAGTATCATATATTATAAATATAAACTGTTTATGATTCCCAAACTATTTTTATATCATAACCGAGTTTTTTGAAATGTTCAATTCGTTCATTATCTCTATCCCAAATTTGTTTAGCTGTTAACTTAACATTTTTATGATAGTATTCTGGTTTATATACGTTTGGATTACAATGCCAATAATCACCAAAACATTCTATTATTAGTTTCTTTGAAGGAACATAAATATCCACCGATTTATTTACATCCGACAGATATTCTTCTAATAAAGCATCCGAATATTCTTTTTTAACCTCATCATAAATTCTTTTTTGAAATTTAGATATGGTTTTGCCATTTGATCTAACATGTGGTAAATAAACTGTATACGGAACACCATATTTAGATAAACAAGTTTCTATTGACTTTTCTGTATTGTTGTAATTTTCATCTCCGTATTTTTCAAGTTTTGTCAATTTTACTTTAGATTGACACTTTTTATTAAACCAATGATTACTGTTTGAATTTGCCCATTTTTTTAATTTTTCTCGTTTTTCATCGGACGTTCTGTTACATTCATTGGAACAATATTGTGTGGGTTTTCCGCTTTTTGGATGTAATATATTTTTATATCTTTCAAATTCGTTTCCACATTTTAAACATTTAACAGTTTCTCTATTTTGATTTTTTCGCCAAGTATACATTGCATTTTTATCTATAAATCTTTGATTTCTATGTTTAAAATCAACATAAAATTCTTGACCAGTCCATTCACAGATTTTTTTAATATTCTTCATATTAATAAATAGTATATAAGTGGGTAAAAAGTTAAAAACCTAGTAAACAAAATAAAACCTCATCAATTACGATGAGGTTTTGTGTTTTTTAATTAAGCACTAAAACTAGCCCCTCCAGTTGGCAGAATGTTGAAGTCCAAGATAATGAACTCAGCGGTTCTGGTTGGTTGAATGAAGATTTGTCCGTATAGGATGTTTCTATCAATCAAGTCTGGTGTGTTGTTTTCGGCATCCATCTTGACTTGGTAAGCGTAAATACCATTACGTTGTTGTACACTTTCCAAGAATGGATTGACGATGCTCAAGAATCTATTACGTGTAGAAGCAACATTTTGTTCGAATACCAAATAGTTGCTTGAACTTGCAATAAACTTCTTCAAGTTGATCAACAATCTTCTTACATTAATTCTATCAAGAGCACTTGGAGCAATTTGGAGAGTCTTTTGACCCCAAACTACAATACCTTGACCTGGGAACGCAGCGATTGGATTGACACGACCTTCATAGAGTTGATCACGTTCTGCGTGTGTCAATCTATCAAGAACTTGAACAGCAGTTGTAATTCCACCACGATTTAAACCAGCTGGAGCATACCATTCAGCAGCAGCATTATCATTTGATGCGTATACCGACGGTAAGACAACTGATGGAGGAACACTGATGATCTTGTTCATGTTCGTATCAAGAATCTTAACCCATGGATAGTATGTACCAACATAGTTACTATCAATTGTAGCAACCGAATTAAGAGCTGCATCAATTAATCCAATAGATTGGTTACTAGCAGGGAATACTACGTTATCCATAATGTAGAAACAATCTCCACGAGCTTCACACATATCAATTGTAATTTCAGTTACATAGCTGTGTTGTTCTCTGAAGATACCTGGCAATACAATCAAGTTGATATCGAACTCATCTGCATTTCCAAGAGCAGCAATACATTGTTTGTATGCGATACTACCTGGACTCTTGATATTTGTACAATCCATACCTTGAGTGTTACCAGCAGTAATATCACTTCCTACATTAATTGGAATTGCTGGCCATTGACCATCAAAACCACCTTGGAATCCGAGAATGAATTTACGAAGTTTAACGTAAGTAGTTTCATTAACTGGATCGTATGTAGCAGGAATACTACCACTTAGACTTGGAGCAAGTAAAGAACCTGTACTTGCTGGTACACCTTGTCCATAATATCCACTAGTTCCTCCTCCATAAGATTTATCTTCCAAACTGAAGTCAATGTTGTCACCATTTTGATCAGCACCACCATAAGTTGGAAGTGGTTTAAACCAATTCTTAGTGTCATTTTCAACACCAACACCAAACGAAGATGTAGGATATAGAGAAGCAAGTTCGTCAGATGCTTCTGGAACCTCACCAAACACAGTACCAGATGGATATTTACCAGGCGACAATCCGAAGATAGAAGCCTTACTATATCTTACAGCAGGTAACAATGTACTCATTGTTCCGTCTACCGGAGCATAGTATGATTCAAATCCATAAGGAACAACAATATCTGGATAAGCAACGTCAGTCATTTCAATTCTGATATACTTACTCAAATTAGCATAAGTACCGAATTCTATGATCTTGCCAGCAAACGTAATATAAGAATATCTATCACCAATTCTACGTGCAACAAAGTTAGCACTGTCTGGGTTTAGATTTAAGTTCTGGAAGATTTCCAAATACTTAGGTCTCTTATCAGTATCACTATAAGCACGTACAGCAAGTGTGAATGTACCCCAATCACTACCTGGAACTGTGCCTGCTAATTTAACGTTACTAATTTCAATCTTATATTTCTTATTACTTAAAGTACCATCACTTAATGTGTGAACTTTAAATAATTTGAATTTGGTTGGTTTAGCAGCTTCATCAGCACTACCCTTGAATGGAGATACCTTTTGAGAATAAATCCATGGTGTTTTTGCATTTGTGATAGCAAACTGTGAGTCACCGCTATTTGGATCATATGAATATTGATCAACAAACTTCATAGATTCGCCTGTGGAGAACGAAGCAGATGGCACTGAAGCAACTCTTAACTGCCAACCACCACCTTCAGCCGAAGGTCTAGTTTTCTCAGCTAAGAATCGTTTGATAGAATCTTCAAACAATACATAGTTGTAAGCTGCTTCAACTTTTTGTCCAGCAATTTGTTTAGCAGGATTACCAACAGTAGCAATCATACCAAATACATCTTTAATGTAGTTATTATCACTTTCATTTAAACTAAAGTTATAATAACCATAAGTGCCAGCAAAAGTATTATCTTCTGTGTCAGTGTAGTTATACTTCAATACTAATTGATAATCATTCTCTGTAGGATTAACGCCTCCATTGTATGGAAATACCGAACTAGTTTGTTGACTAATGGTTGAAGTTGCAAACCCATTAACTGTATAATCTGTTCCAAATTGCGTAGAAGCATTTTGGGTATTTGCTAATACAGATAATACCATTGGTTTACGTACATCAGTTACTGGATTACATGGATCATTTAATCCGGCATCACTAGCAGTAAATGTTCCAGCAAATGGACCATATTCACCGTTAATTATACCTAAGAATCTTAAACCAGCACCACAAGTTGCGGCACTACGAACAGCAGTGAAACTACCAGACTTTATGTATAATGTACTAGTAGCATCAAATGTATCTTGATCGTATGTCAATGAGAGTTGAGAAGTAGTACTTCCTACATTAAGAACACTACAAGATAATAAGTAAGTAGTTTCTGTACTTTCTGCAATTGCTGTTGCAATTTGTGTTTCTTCATCAGTATCCGATCCTTGAACACTGGAGGATAAATAATGATATCCAGCAGCCCATGATGGTAAACTTACCCCATCGAATGACCTTGCCAACATTCCAGTTTTAACAGTACCTAAAGAAACTTGTTTATTGTAATATAATTTACTTCCACTTAAACTAGCTCCTTCTCCATTATAAGATGATGGATATCCACTAGTAGCTCCTTTTGGACCAAATCTAGCATTGATACTTCCACTAAACACCATAGATGAGTTATCATACGAAGAAATAACTCTAAAGTTACTTCCAGTTGGTTGTGCCTCTGCATTATTCACATAAGAAGTTACAGTAACTCCAGTTGAAACAGCATTATTGACAAACACAAATGGCCATTTAATTTGTCCAGAGGTGGTCATAATAACCGAAGCAGTCAGATATGAACCAGATCCAGCACTAAATGATTTTCCACCGCCTGGAGTGTAAGTACCATTAAGTGTAGAATTAATGCCAATAGTACTTGAACCATTACTTCCAGATTCATACAATGAACCAGATGGAATTGTTTTATTAACATCCCACCAAGCAAGTGTGTAGTCGGAAGTAGTTCCAACTTTTTTACCACCTGCAACAACAGATGCAGAAAATGCGGTATAAGCTTGAATACTTGTCAATGATACTAATTTACGATCCCCATATGCAGCTGCTAATGAAGCAGATAAATTATTAATTGACGGTAGGCCAGAATTAGATCCCAAAAAGGAAGAAATTTCGGACAACGTAGTTAATTGACCTGTACATCCCACACCAGATAATGAACCGGTTCTGTGAACTGATGTAGATGCTGAAATTTCATACGCGGACGAACTATGTACATATTGAATATTAGTGGTATAATCATCACTATTTAAGTACATAAAGGACGCTGTTGTTAACGCTCCTATGTCCGAACTTCTATCCCATTCACCTGGTTGGGCATAAACCACTAGTGGGTTTTTCTGCCAGTAACCAGTTAATCCACCTACACGAACAATTGTCACAATACCTTGTTGCAACAAATATTCTTTTGCTGTATATGGACCGTAGTAAATTCCATCGGCTAAACCGAATCGTTGTTCTAAAGTTGCTACGTCTGTTATAATATTGGGGTAAAACGCGGGACCGTCAGCAAACGGCGCCACAATTGCCCCTCCTATGTTGGCTACGCCTTGTGCTAGCCCCGATAAGTCGTTTTCGCGTGTAAATACGCCTGGACTCACTATATTTTGTGTTGGACTGAATCTTCCACCTTCTTGTATTGGCATATGTTATTTTCCTTTCAGTAAACTTTTAACTTTTTTTAAGTTATGTTAATTTATAAATATTGCCAAAAAAGTCGAACATCATACTATTTATAACGACTTTGAACTTTTTAGACAAAAAAATAACAAATGCACAAAAAAACCGTCAGAATGGCATTCACTTTGACGGAACTGTTTAAAAATAAATCAAACACAATTTATCTTACTAAATCCATTTTCTTTTTTAATTTCTAGATGTTCGTCAACCATGTCTCTTAATTGATCCAAATGACTAATAACCCAAATGAATTCAAATTGGTGTTTTAAGTATGTAAATAATGAACCCATCTGACCCAAGTGATCACTATCAGCACAACCAAATCCTTCATCAATACATATACAATTTGGTCTTGGTAAATTGCTAATATTGATTAAACTTACTCTTATTGCGAGTCCACTAATAAACTTCTCCATACCACTTGCCATTTCTAAAGGCCAATATTTATCATCGTACACAATATTGGTCATTATATTTTTACCATCTGTATTCAAAGTAATAGTAAATTCTACAATCTGGTGTAGGATATTATTTACTTCTTTCTCAATTTCTGGCAATGTCTTTTTAATTACATTGTATGGAATACCATCTCTACTTACCAAAGAAGTATATAATTTATAAGCTTCATAAGATTCTTCTAACTCTTTAACTTTATCTAGTTTTTCTGTAACATTGGTTAATTTAAAATTTATCGTTCCAGACTCATTTAATGCTTCATGTAAAATTTGATTATTAGATTTCATTTTTAATTCAATTTCTTTAATCAAATTCTTCTGAGATTCAATTTCTTTTAAAAGTTTTGTGTTATTTTCAATAATATCTTTGTTCTTATAAAATGTGTCGATATGTTGACTGACCGATTTCAATTCATTTTTATCTTTTATAAGAGAGTTTTCAAACTTCAATATCAATGAATTAACATTATTTAATTCTTTTTCTTTAGAAGATTTATCAGTTTGTAGTTTTTGACAACTTTTATATCTCGTTTCAATGTCACCATACGATTCAACTTTTTGTTTTAATTCATTATATTCTAAAACAATGTTATTAGCATTTAACTTTTCTTCTTCTAATTCATTTTTAGTTGCAATAGCATCTTTAACAAAAACATTATTGACACAAAATTCACAATCTGGATCGTATTTGTGTTCTTCTAATTTTTTAAGTTTATCAACTTTCGTTTTAATAAGAAGTTTCAGTTGTTCAATTTCTGATAATTTCTTTGCTTCTTTTGTTTTATATAATCTGTATTCATCAAAGTCTCCTTCAATGTTTTCACAATTAGCCAATTCACTCTCCAACGATTTTAATTCTTCTTTAATAGATGACAGTTCAGATCGATTTAGCTTTATATTTTTGTCTATATCAATAATGTTAGAATCTAATTTAATTTTTTTGGATTCTAGATCTTTAATATCAAAATCAAAACTATCTAATTTAACAATATCATTACTTAGTTTTAACAAAATACTACTTTCAACATCTTTATCATTTTCCAATAATTCATTTTGTTTATGACACTCATCAATTTTACTTTTATTGATTTTGATATCATCTTGAACATCTTTTAACTCTTCTTCTAACTGTTCTCTGCTAGTGTTCTTTAACAATGTATTTGTTTCTTTGAAATTATCATTTGCCACACTGTATAGTTTATCAAATAGATTAAGTCCCATAAACTGACACAACAAATCTTTTCGTTCTGTCTGTCCCAAGTCAATAAAAGATGCAGCCTTGCTATTTTGAACACTCAATACTGTCAAAATAAAATCATCATACGAACCAACGTAATCTCTAATAATATCATTTGTGCTTCGTCTGGCTTCTCCATTCAAAGGAACTTCATTTCCATCATTATCTATTTTATAAAACTTAACATTAACTTTTACATTTCCTTTTTTGTCTGATTTGCCTTCACGTTCGATGAAATAATCTACTCCACTAACTTCAAAATTAAATTTACAACGAAAACTCATTTTTTGAGCATTCATCACATGGATAGCTTTATATCCTTTACTAAATTTATCAAAAATACAAAATGCTAATGCATCCATGATAGATGATTTTCCACTTGCATTAGGAGCAAATAAACCTATCGTTCCTTTTAACTTTGTAAAATCAATGAAATTATTTTCTCCATAACTAAACATATTATCGAATTCAAAAGTCTTTGGCCTCCATCTAATATTTTTCGGAGTCTTGTCCTTTGATATTTCGGTATTTATGTTAGCATTTAACTCTTTAATTTTTTCAATTAAAGGCCTTTCAACTTTCTTTGCAACTAGTGCTTCTTCAATCAGAGTATTTTGATAATCGGTATTGAATATATTATGTATATCTAATATACCATTACTTTTAACCATTGAATTTGCATATTCATCAATTCGTATAAATGTAGATTCTATAACTTCACATTTATTTTTTATCTCATTCATGATATTCTTGACTTGAGATGGAATTGATTCAAAACATCTTGCACGAACTCTAGCCTTTTTAGGAATATCAGTGATATCAGTTATTAACTGTCCTTTATCGATTTCAATAGTATAATACCCATAATCATTGGGCAGTTCATAATGTTTAAATAATTTACTTTTTAAATTCCACAATAAAAATCCATGTCCTTTAAGTTCTTCTCCATGATTTTGTTGAATCATTGACCCCGCATAAACAATCACCGGTTTATTATTGTTTTCATCATATTCTTGTAAGACTTGATGTTTATGAATGTCTCCAAGCATAACCATATGATGTCCGTCAAAAATATCATTCGTAATAGCACGATTACTTACAGTATACCCAACATCGGTAACAGCATCATTAACAGGTCCGTGAAATAAAGCAATATGATGGTCCGTTTCTAATTTATATTTTGTAGGAACTGTATCAAAATTAATGTATTTATCGGGTTCATCAAATACACTATAATGATTGAATAAAATATTTTCGTATCTATAAATTTCTGTTTCTTTTAAATAATGTAAATTAGGATGATTTAATCCTTCAACAATTGGAGTTAAACTATCTAACCTACTTTTATTATTTAATAACGCATCATGATTTCCCGCAATTAAAATTGTAGGAACTCTGTCAGCACATTGTTTTAGAAAATCACTTCCTAACTTAACACATTCTGGCGATAAATCTACTTTGTTGTGAAATACATCACCTGTTATTAAACAAATTACATTTGTATTATTTTTTAATTTATCCAATGCACTATACAACTTATCAAATACAGAAGTATATTCGTCATGTCGTTTAGTTAATCTAATGTGAATATCCGAAACTTGTACTACATTATCAATGTTAGTCTGTGTATTTTTTAATACAATCATAAAATTTTATACTTAATCTTTAATTTAAATAAACTACTCTCAGTCATCCTATCACATGCATCTATGGCATTCCAAGTTTTTATATGTCCTAACTCATTTGGATCTTTTCCATCTAATAAAACCAATCGTGTATCAATTCCATTCTGAATAAGAAATTCACATATTCCTATACTATTTTGAATTGCGTCATTATCTAATAAAACATTTATCCGTGGCGGTTTTTGTTTCATCAACTTTAATTTCAAACTATGAGATAATGTTTTTCCAAATAAAGGAACAGCATTATACTTTACAGAAAAAGCATCGAATACTCCCTCGACCAAAGTTAACGGATGATTAAAATCTGTAAATAGTTCA